TAGAATTCTGTTCTTCCAATTGTTCATTTGCATAGTTAAGTACGTTTTCTTGGCGGGGAGGTGTGAGTTTGTTGTATATGGAAGTGATGTCGTTATCGTCTTTGTATGTAGTATCTATGTCGCTTTTACCAACCTCGAAAACATCAGCTATCCTTTGTATAACGCCGTGAGAGGGGTTGGAACGTAAATTTAAATAATCGCTTAAAGTAGATGGTTTTATGTTAATGAGTTCAGCAAGTTTCTTTTGAGACATATTTGAATCGTTGAGAAATTTTCTAATGTTTTTGGCTATAATAATATTTCTTTCTTTGTTCATATTACTTACCTCCTTTTTTCTTATTATACGAAATTTTCATATCATAGTAAAGTTTTTTACGAAAAAAACGTATTTAATGTTGACAATACGAAAATTTCGTATTATATTAGGTTTACGAAAGGCGGTGACAACATGAAAACATTAAAAGAGTTGAGGACTGATTACGGATTGACTCAAAAAGAGTTAGGAGATTTATTTAAGGTCTCATCACGTACAATTCAAAATATGGAAAAAGACTCTACAAACATTAAAGATAGTTTACTTTCTAAGTATATGAGTGCTTTTAATGTTAAATATGATGATATTTTTTTAGGTAATGAATACGAAAATTTCGTATTTACGAATGATAAAAAGAAATCAATTATTTTAGCATTTAAAGAAAAACAAACATCTTAATAGGAGGAATAACAAATGAACATTCAAGTAGCAACGAAGCTAGCGATGGAGAAAGGAATAAGTATAAGGAGAGAGAATCAAGATGTGTATGGGATATTACCAACTAATTTGCAGCGTTATCAATGCCTAGTCGTATCTAGACACTATAAGAAAAAAAGACAAACCGCCGCCGGAAGGTGGCAGCCTAGCGCAGACGATTTAATAGCAGATGATTGGATTTTAGATTATTAATTTTTTCAAATCTCTAATTAAACCCATAAGTGTTTTGTAATCTTTTTTGGATTCTGATTCTGAGTAGGCGATACCTTCTCGAGAAAGAGCCATCTCAAGAAAACCGCCATCTTCAGCAGAAGCAATTACAAAATCTCTATGCTTTAATTCAAGAACTGCATCGATATAGTCTTCAAAATTAAAACCTAAAAAGAAAGCGTTAAATGAGGATTCATCACTACCGAAATAAGATGCAGAACGTTTAGACATACCTTCGTCAATTCTATCAAGGTAAATTGAATAAAGTTGTAAAAGGACAAATTTAGCTTCATCAGTCATAAGTCATTCACCTCCTTAATAGGAGTATAGCAGAAAGGAGCACAAACAATATGCAAGCATTACAAACAAAATCGAACATAGGCGAAATGTTCAACATACAAGAAAAAGAAAATGGAGAAATCGCAATCAGCGGTCGAGAACTTCATCAAGCATTAGAGGTTAAGACTCCATACAAAAAATGGTTTGAAAGAATGAGTGATTACGGATTTGAAGAAAATATCGATTATATAGTCACGGACATTTTTGTCCATAACCCACTAGGAGGTCGTCAGAATCAAACTGACCACGCACTCACACTAGACACTGCAAAAGAGATTGCAATGATTCAACGTAGTGAACCTGGCAAACGTGCAAGACAATACTTCATCCAAGTTGAAAAAGCATGGAATAGCCCAGAAATGATTATGCAACGTGCTTTAAAAATTGCTAACAACACAATCAATCAATTAGAAACAAAGATTGAACGTGATAAACCAAAAATTGTATTTGCAGATGCAGTAGCTACTACTAAGACATCAATTTTAGTTGGAGAGTTAGCAAAGATCATTAAACAAAACGGTATAAACATCGGGCAACGCAGATTGTTTGAGTGGTTACGTCAAAACGGATTCCTTATTAAACGCAAGGGTGTGGATTATAACATGCCTACACAGTATTCAATGGAACGTGAGTTATTCGAAATTAAAGAAACATCAATCACACATTCGGACGGTCACACATCAATTAGTAAGACGCCAAAAGTAACAGGCAAAGGACAACAATACTTTGTTAATAAGTTTTTAGGAGAAAAACAAACATCTTAATAGGAGGAACGAACAATGCAAGCTCAAAACAAAAAAGTCATTTATTACTACTATGACGAAGCCGGTAATAGACGACCCGTTAATATTCAATACAACGATGGCTACGACTTAATGATAGACCCGCGTTTTATTGAAATGACGCTTGAAAGACATCCGCATTTAAAAAATAACTTTTATGGATTAATAGATGGAAAAGAATTTAAGTTAGATTAAATTTTTGGAAATGCAAAGGAGGCATAACAAATGTTACAAAAATTTAGAATCGCGAAAGAAAAAAATAAATTAAAACTCAAATTACTAAAGCATGCTAGTTACTGTTTAGAAAGAAGTAACAACCCTGAATTGTTGCGAGCAGTTGCAGAGTTGTTAAAGAAGGTTAACTAAATTAGGCCTTATTATTACTTTTTAGAATGTGAACAATAGGTCGATAAAAAACTTAATAAACAAACTATAGCAACTATCAATGAATTTTGAATATGTAAATCGTTCTCGTTTATATAGTTTGTTACAAAGATTTGAATGTCAGCACCTGCTGCAATGCCATTAGACCATCTTATTAACTTTTTGAAAGGATGTGGAAAATCATTTTCGATACGTTTGACAAATTCATCGTGTCTCTTGTAGGTACTTTGCTCATTTATTGGATAGGTCGAATTGATGGCTTCAGCCAAAGTAGAGATAGCAGTTGGATTGATATAAAAATCTCTAATGGTCTGTTGTGCTTGAAGTACAATCTCATCATCAAACCTATAGAGTTCCTTAAAAGATTTTATCGTTTCTTCAGAAAATAAATTTCTTTGAAATGTTAGAGATGAAAAAGAATTACGCAAATTAAAATTCATTTCAATTAAGTTGTTTAGATGAAAGTCTACTTTGAAGTCAGAAAATAAATTTATGTTGTTTCTATTAATTATATCTAATTGGTACTTAGGTTTTAAAGATTGTTTAATTGCCATACTTTTAGAAATTTCAACATTACTAATTACGTTATTAATAGAAAAACGAACATTTTTTAAAGGATCAATATACACCAATATCACCTCCTTTCACTAGGAGATAACAACATTATACACGAAAGGAAAGATAGAAATGCCACATATTTTAAACGTAACAGTTCCAATACCTGAAACACATGTACTTATCACAAAAGATGAATATGATGAGCTAATTGGTTATTCATTAGACCCTGTATGGAACATGAGTGACTTAAAGAAGAAATTAAAAATTGCATCTGATGAGACTATCAAGGACAGATTACTATTTCATCCTAGATTTGAAAAAGAACTAAGAGCGCAAGGAATTGTGCATTACCCAGATGAGAATTTTAATCGCTGGAGATTTAACGCAAGAAAGATGAATAAATTCGTCGATGAGCATTTCAATGAAATATATAAGGAGAGAATAAAATGAGCAACATTTATAAAAGCTACCTATTAGCAGTACTGTGCTTCACAGTCTTAGCGATTGTGCTTATGCCATTGCTGTACTTCACTACAGCATGGTCAATTGCAGGATTCGCAAGTATCGCAACATTCATATTCTATAAGGAATACTTTTATGAAGAATGAAAAAACTGCTACTTGCGCCAACAAGTAACAGTGACAAACGATTAACAAAATTAATTCATTTTCAATATAAAACGAAAAACGGAGGAAGTCAACTATGACTAAAAATTATAAAGACATGACGCAGGAAGAATTAAGAGATTTATTGGCTGAAAAGAATGGAGAATTGTTTGAAGTAGTGAATGAAATCAATAAAGAAACTGAATTTGCCGTTTTACTTTTTTCAACTGTAGGGGTTAGCAATGGAGATACTACATCATCGTCACATTGTGCGCTTGGGGATATTGTAGGTCTTGCTAATTTATTGAATAACGAAAATGATTACCACGATATCGCTAATGTTATCGAAATGTATAAATTAAAAAAACTTTTAGGTCTAGCTGACAACAAGGAGGACGAGAATGATGTATTACAAAACGGGTGACGTATGTCAAAAAATAATTAATGTAGATGGCTTTGATTTTCGATTAAGAGTTAAGAAACGAGCATATAGCGTCGAAATAGTTGTTTTAGATCATGAGGGGAATTCAATTGACGGGATACTAGTTTCTGACGAGAACGATCTATACACAGCGTTAGATATTTTGAAACAAAGTATTTATGAATGGATTGAAAATAACACAGATGAACAGGACAAACTAATGAACTTAGTCATGAAATGGTAGGTATAAGCATGAGAGACACAGAAAGAAATATATTGAATATTTTTAAGACGTTATTCGACGAATATACTTTGTCAAACCAACGAGCATTATTGGAAATTGAACGTAATCATCACGGATACTTATCGATTAATTTCCTGCACTATCACGACAGTTACAAAACAAACAATAAGCTTGTGCAGATACATGAAATCAATCCAGACAGCCATGAACGAATAAAAAATTTAATTATCGAGGTGCTAAGAGGTCATCGGAAGATTAAAAAAGGAGCATGAGGAAAGATATGAAAATAAATAAGTTAACTATATCGAACTTTGCTGGAATCAAAGAAGTAACATTTAACTTTGACGGTAAAGATGCAAAAATATACGGCAATAATGCGACTGGTAAGACTACAACAGCAACCGCATTACAATGGCTGCTTTTCGATAAAGGTTTGGACGGATCAACCAAATCATTTAACCCTGTACCTTTAAACGAAAAAAACGCAGAAAATTATGAGTTAATTCCGACTGTTTTCGCAGAATTTGAAATCGACGGAAAAATTACGACTTTTAAAAAAGAGTCACATCCTAAATACACAATAAATCAAAAAACGAATCGCAAGGAATACTCACGAAGTCGAACGAAGAAACAATATATCAATGATGAATCAATAAAAGTAAAGGATTATAAAGCTCGTATTGATGAACTGATTGATGAAGATGTATTCAAGTTAATTACGAACCCTCAAGCATTTAACTTACTAGATTGGAAGAAGCGAAGAAGTTTGTTGTTTGAAATTGCTAAACCAATCAATGATGAGGATGTCATTAAAACAAATGATGATTTTAAAGAATTAAATAATATTCTTGGAGATCATGAAATTGAAACAAAGAAAAAGATTCTTACGGACAAGATAAAACAGATTAACAAAGATATCAAAGATATTCCGATACGTATTAACCAAACACAACAAAATAAGCAGGATGTACCAGAATTCGATAACGATAGATACGCAATTATCAAACAAGAAATTGAGCAACTTGAAAATGAGCGTATAGATATTCAAAACGGTAAGGAAGAAATTAATTTGCGTAATCAATTAGCTGATAAACAATCAGAATTGAAACGCATAGAAGACAATAACAGCGCAAGTAATGAGAACAAAATCCATGCTTTAACAAATGAATTACACGTTGAAAATGGAACGGTAGCAAACCTTAAAACGAGATTAAAGCAAAACAAACAACAAATCACACATGAAGAAAATAGACGTAATCAATTATTGGAAAATCACAAAGGACTAAAAAGTGATTTAGAAAAATCTAAAAATCAAAAATTTGAACATCTTGATGACAATGTATGTAGTTGTTGTGGTCAACAGTTACCAACTGAACAAGTGAATGAGGCAAGAGAAAAAGCTTTACAGAAATTCAATGTAAAAAAATCGAAAGAATTAGAAACAATACAAACATCTATCAATCACATTATTTCAGAAGGCAAGAAAATAAAGCCAATCATCGAGAAGTTAGAGGATGACAATAATAATCTTCAAATTAAAATCAACGAAGCAGAAGAGCGTTCAGCAAGAATACAAAACAAAATTAATAAGTTGAAAACGACTCACGTTGACGTTACGCAAACTGACGAATACAAAGCAGTAATGTTAGAGATAAATGAGATTAATCAAAAACGCTCTAACATCAGGAAAACTATTCAAGATAAAGTTTCAGGAATAGATGACAAAATAAGCGAACTTACTCAAGAAAAATCAGAAATTGAAGTGTCAAGATCAATCGAAAAATCAAATAAACATCTAGATGATGTTATTTCTGAATTAAGAAATGAAGAAGACAGATTATTGGATGAAAAAGAAAAGTATTCACATGACCTTTATATCTTAAAAGAATTTACAACAACAAAAGTCAAAATGCTTACTGAAAATATCAATAACGAATTTGATATTGCTGAATTTAAGTTATTCAATACCTTAGTTAACGGCGAATTAGAAGAAACATGTTCCACAACGGTTAACGGCGTCGAATACGACAGCGGTTTAAATAACGCCTCAAGAATTAATGTTGGCTTAGATATCATCAATACACTGTCAAAACATTTTAAAGTTACAGCACCAATATTTATTGATAATGCTGAATCAGTAACAGAGCTTATCAAAACAGAATCACAACAAATTCAATTGATAGTAAATGAACAAGATAAAAAATTAAGAATGGAGACTATATAAAATGACTGAAAATAATAAATTACAAACTATTGAACAACAATTAGTACAAGAAAAGAACGTATCTGACAACGTATTAAACAAAGTGAGAGTTTTAGAGTCACAAGGCAATTTGGAATTGCCAAATGATTATTCACCAAGTAATGCCATGAAACAAGCATGGTTACAAATCAGCCAAGATAACAAATTAATGAGTTGTAACGATACAAGCAAAGCAAATGCCTTATTAGACATGGTAACGCAAGGTTTAAATCCAGCTAAAAATCAATGCTACTTTATTCCTTACGGCAACAAAATGCAGTTACAACGTAGCTATCACGGTAATGTAATGATGTTAAAACGTGATGCAGGTGCTCAAGATGTTGTTGCTCAAGTGATTTATAAAGGCGATACATTCAAGCAAGAAATGGGAGAAACAGGACGTATCAAAGCGATTAAACACGAACAAGACTTCTTTAACATCGACAAAGAAAACATTATCGGTGCGTACTGCACAATCGTATTTAATGATGGACGAGATAACTATATTGAAGTCATGACTATTGAACAAATTAAACAATCATGGATGCAGTCATCAATGATTAAAGATGAAAAAGCATTACAAAATTCTAAAACACATAATAATTTCAAAGAAGAAATGGCTAAAAAAACAGTTATCAATAGAGCTGCTAAACGTTATATCAACACATCAACAGATAGCAATATTTTCAAATACGCACAAGAATCCGAACAACGTCAACGCAAAGAAGTGTTGGACGCAGAAGTTGAAGAAAATGCAAATCAAGAACAATTGGACTTTGAACAACCAGTTCTTGAAGAAGCACAATACACAGAATTAGAAAATGATAAGCCTATTGATGTATCTGACTTTGAAGAAATAAAAGAACCTGCAACAGAAAAAGAAAGCGAAGAAGAGCCATTTTAATTGAAACAATAGCAACTGGTTCAAGTGGTAACTGCTACGTCTTAAATGATGGACGTACTACGTTACTACTTGAGGCAGGTATAAAATTTGAACGTGTTCAAAAGCATTTTAAATATAAAACAAGACATATAGCAGGGTGTCTTATCACACACGAACATGGTGATCATGCAAAGTACACAAAGCAGTTTGTCGACAATGGTGTAATCAGCTATATGACTGCTGGAACACAACAAGCTATGAATTTTGAAAGTCATCGCTTATGCACGATTAAGGCAAAGCAAGAGCTGCGAATAGGCACATGGTCAATTCTACCGTTTGACATCGAACATGATGCTAACGAGCCTGTGGCTTTCTTATTACAAAGTACATTAGGTTATAAGGTTCTGTATGTTACTGATACAAAGTATTTGAAATACAAATTTAACGGCATTACGCACATGATGTTAGAAGTTAATTATATCTATGAACAAATGCAGGAAAACATAAAAAACGGCAGTGTGCACAGCACATTAGCAAACAGAATTATGGAGTCTCATTTTAGCTTAGAACATGCTATCGGAATGTTAAAAGCAAATGATTTAACTAGACTCGAAGAAATACATTTAATTCATTTAAGTAGTCAAAATTCAAATGCAAAATACATTAAAAGTGAAATACAAAAAGTGACGGGCGCGCCCGTTTATGTTGGAGGTTTATAAATGCTAAACAGAACAATATTAGTTGGTCGTTTAACTAGAGACCCAGAATTAAGAACCACTCAAAGTGGTGTAAATGTAGCATCATTCACATTAGCAGTTAACCGCACATTTACGAATGCACAAGGAGAGCGCGAGGCAGACTTTATTAATATCATCGTATTTAAAAAACAAGCAGAGAACGTTAATAAATACCTATCTAAAGGATCGTTGGCGGGCGTAGATGGTAGGTTACAAACGCGGAACTATGAAAATAAGGAAGGTCAACGTGTATACGTTACGGAAGTTGTTGCCGATAGTATTCAATTTTTAGAACCGAAGAACTCAAATGACACTCAACAAGATTTATATCAACAACAAGTACAACAAACACGTGGACAATCGCAATATTCAAATAACAAACCAGTAAAAGATAATCCGTTTGCGAATGCAAATGGTCCGATTGAACTAAATGATGATGATTTACCATTCTGATTTAACCGGTTTGAAAGTGAGGTGTGTATATGACTGGTTGGATAAAACTTCATAGAAAACTATTAGATTCGCCTATTTTTCAGAACGAAAAGTTATTCAAAGTATTTGCATATTGTCTTATGAAGGCTAGTCATAAGGATCATACACAGCTTGTTGGCAGACGAGTTGTTGAATTAGAAAAAGGTCAATTTGTGTTCGGGAGAAAGCGAGCAAGCGAAGAGTTACGTCTCAAAGAATCCACAGTAAGAGACTACATAAAGCTTTTAGAAAACCTTGGAACTATCGTCGTAAAGTCCGACAACAAATTTTCTGTTATAACCGTTGTCAATTGGGCGATTTATCAAAGTATGGAAGAAAATTCCGACAGCAAAAACGACAACAAATCAACAACAAATCAACAACAAATGGACAACAAATGGACAACAAATCAACAACAAATCAACACAAACAAGAATGTAAAGAATGGGGATAATGTAAAGAATGGTGAGAATGAGAAGAAGAAGGTAACCGCCTTCGACTTCTTCCAAGATAACGGATTCGGTTTCATAACTCCTTACAATTTAGACGATTTAAATTATTATCTTGATTCATTTGAAAATGATTCAGATCAAATAGTTACCGCATCACTTAAAATCGCTAAAGACAGAAATAAAGTTACTTGGGGATATGCTAAAAGCATTTTGAATACATGGCTTAATGCAAACTTGAAATCTATTGAACAAGTACGTGCATTTGAAAAGCAACAACTTGAAAGCAAAAAACAAAATTATAAACCTTTCGTTAAACAATCAAAAGAAAAAACACCCAAATGGCTCACAGACAGCACGAGAGAAACGAAAACGCCGGAAGTAGATGAAAACCTTGAGAAAGACAGAGAAGCTTTTATTAAGCGTCTAAATAGCAAATGGGAGTGATTGAAAATGGATGCATTTGATAAATACTATCTATTTGATCATGACGGCAACAAAATGTTTTCAGTTACACCACATTTTAAAGATGTACGGCATTTAGTTGTTGGATTAAAACACACAAAATTCAATGGTCGACGTTGGTACTTAGATGATTATGAATTAAAAACACTTATTGATAATGAACAAATGGAGTTAGGACACCAAACAAGCTTATTTGAATATATATGAGGGATTACATGGAGATAGAAATTAAATTTAACGAAACTTTCGAGGCACCTATGGGCTCGCCTCGACCGCGTTTTAGCACAAAAGGTAGATATGCACACACATATATGCCTACAAAATATACAGAACATAAAAAATATTTACAAAATCAAATGCCAAAGCTAAATCTAGAAAATGCATTAAAAATTGAATTAGAGTTTTACTTTTCTAGACGCTTGTAACAATTATTTGTGGAAAGATGACAATCAAATTGCAGAAATAACTAGCTCAAAGCGTTATGGAATTGAGCCCAAAATAATCATACGAATAGAAGAAATATAAGAGGTGGAATAAATGGCGAGAAAAGCAAGAATTGTAACAATAAACGATAAACCTTATAGGTTCAGTAAATTTGAAATGGAATTAATAGAAAGTCACGGTATAACCGCTGGAATGGTTTCTAAGAGAGTAAAAGACGGTTGGGAACTACATGAAGCAATGGACGCACCAGAAGGTACGCGTTTAAGCGAGTACAGAGAAAAGAAAACAATAGAAAGACTGGAACAAGCTAGACTCGAACGCAAATTGGAAAGAAAGCGAAAGAGAGAGGCTGAGCTAAGAAGAAAGAAGCCACACTTGTTTAATGTACCTCAGAAACATCCAAGAGGACGTTATGCGTGCTACCTGTTGGAAAACGACATATTCGTGAAAGTTAAGAAGTAGATCATGACAGATAACGCACGCAAAGAATACCTAAATCAATTCTTTGGATTTAAGAGATATCTGTATCAGGATAACGAACGAGTGGCACATATTCATGTAGTAAACGGCACTTATTACTTTCATGGGCATATCGTGCCAGGTTGGCAAAGCGTTAAAAAGACATTTGATACTGCTGAAGAGCTCGAAATATATATAAAGCAACATGGTTTGGAATACGAGGAACAGAAGCAACTAACTTTATTTTAGAGGAGATGGAAATGATGAATGCTGAAAAGCATATGCAAATGATGCAAATGTTACAAAATTGTGTGATTGATAAGTATGTATCACACGACGAATACGAAGAGTTAATTGCCATAGATAAGCATGGTAATAAAATGTTTATTAAATTTTATCCGAATACGGAGGATGACACTAATGAATAATCGCGAACAAATTGAACAATCAGTTATAAGTGCTAGTGCGTATAACGGTAATGACACAGAGGGATTACTAAAAGAGATTGAGGACGTTTATAAGAAAGCGCAAGCGTTTGATGAAATACTTGAGGGAATGACAAATGCTATTCAACATTCAGTTAAAGAAGGTGTTGAACTTGATGAAGCAGTAGGGATTATGGCAGGTCAAGTTGTCTATAAATATGAGGAGGAACAGGAAAATGAGCATTAGTGTAGGAGACAAGGTTTTTAATCCAGAAACAAATTCAACTTTAGAAATTGTACAACTTGTTGGCGATATTAGAGACACGCATTACAAGTTATCTGACGGATCTATTATTAGTCTTATAGACTTTGTTGTTAAACCAATTCATTTAATCAAGGAGGAGCAGGAAAATGACTAACACATTACAAGTAAGGCTATTATCAGAAAATGCTAGAATGCCCGAACGAAATCATAAGACGGATGCAGGTTATGACATATTCTCAGCTGAAACTGTCGTACTTGAGCCACAAGAAAAGGCAGTGATTAAAACAGATGTAGCTGTAAGCATACCAGAGGGCTATGTCGGGCTATTAACTAGCCGTAGTGGTGTAAGTAGTAAAACACATTTAGTGATTGAAACAGGCAAGATAGACGCCGGATATCACGGCAATTTAGGGATTAATATTAAGAATGATGAAGAACGTGATGGAATACCCTTTTTATATGATGATATAGACGCTGAATTAGAAGATGGATTAATAAGCATTTTAGATATAAAAGGTAACTATGTACAAGATGGAAGAGGCATAAGAAGAATTTACCAAATCAACAAAGGCGACAAACTAGCACAACTGGTTATCGTGCCTATATGGACACCTGAACTAAAGCAAGTGGAGGAATTCGAGAGTGTTTCAGAACGTGGAGCAAAAGGCTTCGGAAGTAGCGGAGTGTAAAGACATCTTAGATCGAGTCAAGGAGGTTTTGGGGAAGTGACACAATACTTAGTCACAACATTCAAAGATTCAACAGGACGTAAACATACACACATAACTAAAGCTAAGAGTAATCAAAGGTTTACAGTTGTTGAGGCAGAGAGTAAAGAAGAAGCGAAAGAGAAGTACGAGAAACAAGTTAAAAGGGATGCAGTTATTAAAGTGGGTCAGTTGTTTGAAAATATAAGGGAGTGTGGGAAATGATTAAAAAACTTAAAAATATGGATGGGTTCGACATCTTTATTGTTGGAATACTGTCATTATTCGGTATAACCGCATTGCTACTTGTTGTCGCATTGCCTATCTATACAGTGGCTAGTTACCAAAACAAAGAAGTACATCAAGGGACAATTACAGATAAATATAACAAAAGACAAGATAAAGAGGACAAATTCTATATTGTATTAGATGATAAACAAGTCATCGAAAACTCAGACTTATTCTTCAAAGGAAAGTTTGATAGCGCAGACATACAAGCTAGGTTAAAAGTAGGTGATAAAGTAAAAGTTAAGACGATTGGATATAGAATACACTTTTTAAATTTATATCCGGTCTTATACGAAGTAAAGAAGGTAGATAAAAAATGATTAAGCAAATACTAAGATTATTATTCTTACTAGCGATGTATGAGTTAGGTAAGTATGTAACTGAGCAAGTATATATTATGATGACGGCTAATGATGATGTAGAGGCGCCGAGTGATTACGTCTTTCGAGCGGAGGTAAGTGAGTGATGTGGATTACTATGACTATTGTATTTGCTATATTGCTATTAGTTTGTATCAGTATTAATAGTGATCGTGCAAGGGAGATACAAGCGCTCAGATATATGAATGATTATCTACTTGATGAAGTAGTTAAAACTAAAGGATACAACGGGTTAAAAGAATACAGGATTGAATTAAAGCGAATGAATAACGATATTAAAAAGTAATTTATATTATCGGAGGTATTGCATTGAATGATAAAGATTGAGAAACACGATATCAAAAAGCTTGAAGAATACATTCAGCACATCGATAACTATCGAAGAGAGTTGAAGATGCGAGAATATGAATTACTTGAAAGTCATGAACCAGATAATGCGGGAGCTGGCAAAAGTAATTTGCCGGGTAACCCGATTGAACGATGTGCAATAAAGAAGTTTAGTGATAACAGGTACAATACATTAAGAAATATAGTTAACGGTGTAGATAGATTGATAGATGAAAGTGATGAGGATACGCTTGAGTTATTAAGGTTTAGATATTGGGATTGTCCTATTGGTTGTTATGAATGGGAAGATATAGCACATTACTTTGGTACAAGTAAGACAAGTATATTACGTAGAAGGAATGCACTGATCGATAAGTTAGCAAAGTATATTGGTTATGTGTAGCGGACTTTTACCCTATGTAAGTCCGCATTAAAACAGTTTATTATGTTAGTATCAGATTAATATTTAAAGTTATTAAATGCTAATACGACGCATGAACAAGAGGCGCATCACTATGTGATGTGTCTTTTTATTTATGAGGTATGAACATGTTCAAACTAATAGTAAATACATTACTACACATCAAGTATAGATGCGTCTTGATACTACTTAAGTTATATAAGGTGAAACATTATGATGACTAAAGACGAACGCATACGATTCTATAAGTCTAAAGAATGGCAAACAACAAGAAAAAGAGTGCTAGAAAGAGATAATTATGAATGTCAACAATGTAAGAGAGACGGCAAGTTAACGACATATGACAAAAGCAAGCGTAAGTCGTTGGATGTAGATCATATATTATCGCTAGAACATCATCCGGAGTTTGCTCATGACTTAAACAATTTAGAAACACTGTGTATTAAATGTCACAACAAAAAAGAAAAGAGATTTATAAAAAAAGAAAATAAATGGAAAGACGAAAAATGGTAAATACCCCCGGGTCAAAAAAATCAAAAGCGATCAAAATACTTGGGGAACGGGCAGGGGCTCGACTTCGCGATAATTTTAAAAATCCATGTATAACCCCCCTCTTATAACCATTTTAAGGCAGGTGATGAAATGGAGATTATAGTTGATGAAAACTTAGTGCTTAAAGAAAAAGAAAGGCTGCAAGTATTATATAAAGACATACCTAGCAATAAATTAAAAGTAGTTGATGGTTTAATTATTCAAGCAGCAAGGCTACGTGTAATGCTTGATTACATGTGGGAAGACATAAAAGAAAAAGGTGACTATGATTTATTTACTCAATCTGAAAAGGCGCCACCATATGAAAGGGAAAGACCAGTAGCCAAACTATTTAATGCTAGAGATGCTGCATATCAAAAAATAATCAAACAATTATCGGATTTATTGCCCGAAGAGAAAGAAGACACAGAAACGCCATCTGATGATTACCTATGATTAGTAATAAATACGTTGATGAATATATAAATTTGTGGAAACAAGGAAAGATAATTTTAAATAAAGAAAGAATTGATCTCTTTAATTATCTACAAAAACATATATATTCACGAGATGATGTATATTTTGATGAACAGAAAATCGAGGATTGTATCAAATTTATTGAAAAATGGTATTTTCCAACATTACCATTTCAAAGGTTTATCATAGCTAATATATTTCTTATAGATAAAAATACAGATGAAGCTTTCTTTACAGAATTTGCTATTTTCATGGGACGTGGAGGCGGGAAAAACGGTCTAATAAGTGCTATTAGTGATTTTCTTTCTACGCCCTTACACGGAGTTAAAGAATATCACATCTCCATTGTTGCTAATAGTGAAGATCAAGCAAAAACATCGTTTGATGAAATCAGAACCGTTTTAATGGATAACAAACGAAATAAGACGGGTAAAACGCCAAAAGCTCCTTATGAAGTTAGTAAAGCAAAAATAATAAACCGTGCAACTAAATCGGTTATTCGATATAACACATCAAACACAAAAACCAAAGACGGTGGACGTGAGGGGTGTGTTATTTTTGATGAAATTCATTATTTCTTTGGTCCTGAAATGGTAAACGTCAAACGTGGTGGATTAGGTAAAAAGAAAAATAGAAGAACGTTTTATATAAGTACTGATGGTTTTGTTAGAGAGGGTTATATCGATGCAATGAAGCACAAAATTGCAAGTGTATTAAGTGGCAAGGTTAAAAATAGTAGATTGTTTGCTTTTTATTGTAAGTTAGACGATCCAAAAGAAGTTGATGACAGACAGACGTGGGAAAAGGCGAACCCAATGTTACATAAACCGTTATCAGAATACGCTAAAACACTGCTAAGTACGATTGAAGAAGAATATAACGATTTACCATTCAACCGTTCAAATAAGCCCGAATTCATGACTAAGCGAATGAATTTGCCTGAAGTTGACCTTGAAAAAGTAATAGCACCATGGAAAGAAATACTAGCGACTAATAGAGAGATACCAAATTTAGATAATCAAATGTGTATTGGTGGTTTAGACTTTGCAAACATTCGAGATTTTGCAAGTGTAGGGCTATTATTCCGAAAAAACGATGATTACATTTGGTTAGGACATTCGTTTGTAAGACAAGGGTTTTTGGATGATGTCAAATTAGAACCTCCTATTAAAGAATGGGAAAAAATGGGATTATTGACCATTGTCGATGATGATGTCATTGAAATTGAATATATAGTTGATTGGTTTTTAAAGGCTAGAGAAAAATATGGGCTTGAAAAAGTCATAGCTGATAATTATAGAACTGATATTGTAAGACGTGCGTTTGAGGATGCTGGCATAAAACTTGAAGTACTTAGAAATCCAAAAGCAATACATGGATTACTTGCACCACGTATCGATACAATGTTTGCGAAACATAACGTAATATATGGAGACAATCCTTTGATGCGTTGGTTTACTAATAATGTTGCAGTAAAGGTTAAACCCGATGGTAATAAAGAATATATTAAAAAAGATGAAAATAGAAGAAAAACCGATGGGTTCATGGCTTTTGTTCACGCATTATATAGAGCAGACGATATAGTAGACAAAGACATGTCTAAAGCGCTTGATGCATTAATGAGTATAGATTTCTAATAGAGGAGGTGAGACATGAGTATTCTAGAAAAGATATTTAAAACTAGGAAAGATATAACATATATGCTTGATTTAGATATGATAGAAGATCTATCACAACAAGCGTATGTGAAACGTTTAGCGATTGATAGTTGTATTGAATTTGTTGCGCGAGCTGTCGCTCAAAGTCATTTTAAAGTATTGGAAGGTAATAGAATTCAAAAGAATGATGTTTACTACAAGTTAAATATAAAACCAAATACTGACTTATCAAGCGATAGTTTTTGGCAACAAGTTATATATAAACTAATTTATGATAACGAGGTTTTAATCGTAGTAAGTGACAGCAAAGAATTACTTATCGCAGATAGCTTTTACAGAGAAGAGTACGCTTTGTATGATGATATATTCAAAGATGTAACGGTTAAAGATTATACTTATCAACGTACTTTCACAATGCAAGAGGTCATATATTTAAAGTACAACAACAATAAAGTGACACACTTTGTAGAAAGTCTATTCGAAGATTACGGGAAAATATTCGGAAGAATGATAGGTGCACAATTAAAAAACTATCAAATAAGAGGGATTTTGAAATCTGCCTCTAGCGCATATGACGAAAAGAATATAGAAAAATTACAAGCGTTCACAAATAAATTATTCAATACTTTTAATAAAAATCAACTAGCAATCGCGCCTTTGATAGAAGGTTTTGATTATGAGGAATTATCTAATGGTGGTAAGAATAGTAACATGCCTTTTTCTGAATTGAGTGAGCTAATGAGAGATGCAATAAAAAATGTTGCGTTGATGATTGGTATACCTCCAGGTTTGATTTACGGAGAAACAGCTGATTTGGAAAAAAACACGCTTGTATTTGAGAAGTTCTGTTTAACACCTTTATTAAAAAAGATTCAGAACGAATTAAACGCGAAACTCATAACACAAAGCATGTATTTGAAAGATACAAGAATAGAAATTGTCGGTGTGAATAAAAAAGACCCACTTCAATATGCTGAAGCAATTGACAAACTTGTAAGTTCTGGTTCATTTACAAGGAATGAGGTGCGGATTATGTTAGGTGAAGAACCATCAGACAATCCTGAATTAGACGAATACCTGATTACTAAAAACTACGAAAAAGCTAACAGTGGTGAAAATGATGAAAAAGAAAAAGATGAAAACACTTTGAAAGGTGGTGATGAAGATGAAAGCGGAGATTAAAGGCGTCATCGTTTCCAACGAAGATAAATGGGTTTACGAAATGCTTGGTATGGATTCGACTTGTCCTAAAGATGTTTTAACACAACTAGAATTTAGTGATGAAGATGTTGATATTATAATTAACTCAAATGGTGGTAACCTAGTAGCTGGTAGTGAAATATATACACATTTAAGAGCTCATAAAGGCAAAGTGAATGTTCGTATCACAGCAATAGCAGCAAGTGCGGCATCGCTTATCGCAATGGCTGGTGACCACATCGAAATGAGTCCGGTTGCTAGAATGATGATTCACAATCCTTCAAGTATTGCGCAAGGAGAAGCGAAAGATCTAAATCATGCTGCAGAAACATTAGAACATGTTGGTCAAATAATGGCTGAGGCATATGCGGTTAGAGCTGGTAAAAACAAACAAGAACTTGTAGAAATGATGGCTAGGGAAACGTGGCTAAATGCTGATGAAGCCATTGAACAAGGTTTTGCGGATAGTAAAATGTTTGAAAACGACAATATGCAAATTGTAGCAAGCAATACACAAGTGTTATCGAAAGATGTATTAAATCGTGTAACAGCTTTGGTAAGTAAAACGCCAGAGGTTAACATTGATATTGACGCAATAGCAAATAAAGTAATTGAAAAAATAAATATGAAAGAAAAGGAATCAGAAATCGATGTTGCAGATAGTAAAGTATCAGCAAATGGATTTTCAAGATTCCTTTTTTAATACAAAAAATAGGAGGTCATAAAATGACTATAAATTTATCGGAAACATTCGCAAATGCGAAAAACGAATTTATTAATGCAGTAAACAACGGTGAACCGCAAGAAAGACAAAATGAATTGTACGGTGACATGATTAACCAACTATTTGAAGAAACTAAATTACAAGCAAAAGCAGAAGCTGAAAGAGTTTCTAGTTTACCTAAATCAGCACAATCTTTGAGTGCAAACCAAAGAAGTTTCTTCATGGATATCAATAAAAACGTTAACTATAAAGAAGAAAAACTTTTGCCAGAAGAAACAATTGATAGAATTTTTGAAGATTTGACGACGAATCATCCGTTATTAGCTGATTTAGGTATTAAAAACGCTGGTTTGCGTTTGAAGTTCTTAAAATCTGAAACTTCTGGCGTAGCCGTTTGGGGTAAAATCTATGGTGAAATTAAAGGTCAATTAGATGCTGCGTTCAGTGAAGAAACAGCAATTCAAAATAAATTGACAGCGTTTGTTGTTTTACCAAAAGATTTAAATGATTTTGGTCCTGCGTGGATTGAAAGATTTGTTCGTGTTCAAATCGAAGAAGCATTTGCAGTGGCGCTTGAAACTGCGTTCTTAAAAGGTACTGGTAAAGACCAACCAATCGGCTTAAACCGTCAAGTACAAAAAGGTGTATCGGTAACTGAGGGTGCTTATCCAGAGAAAGAAGAACAAGGTACGCTTACATTTGCTAATCCGCGCGCTACGGTTAATGAATTGACGCAAGTGTTTAAATACCACTCAACTAACGAGAAAGGTAAATCAGTAGCGGTTAAAGGTAATGTAACAATGGTTGTTAATCCGTCCGATGCTTTTGAGGTTCAAGCACAGTATACACATTTAAATGCAAATGGCGTATATGTTACTGCTTTACCATTTAATTTGAATGTTATCGAGTCTACAGTCCAAGAAGCAGGTAAGGTTTTAACGTACGTTAAAGGTTTATATGATGGTTATTTAGCTGGTGGTATTAATGTTCAGAAATTTAAAGAAACACTTGCGTTAGATGATATGGATTTATACACTGCAAAACAATTTGCTTACGGCAAAGCGAAAGATAATAAAGTTGCTGCTGTTTGGAAATTAGATTTAAAAGGACATAAGCCAGCTTTAGAAGGTACCGAAGAAACACTATAAAATTTTATGAGGTGATAAAATGGTGAAATTTAAAGTTGTTAGAGCTTTTAAAGACATAGAGCACAATCAACACAAGTACAAAGTAGGGGAGTTGTATCCAGCTGAAGGGTATAACAATCCTCGTGTTGAATTGTTGACAAATCAAATCAAAAATAAGTACGACAAAGTTTATATCGTACCTTTAGATAAGCTGACAAAACAAGAATTATTAGAACTATGCGAATCATTACAAAAAAAAGCGTCTAGTTCAATGGTTAAAAGTGAAATCGTTGACTTATTGAATGGTGAAGACAATGACGATTGATGATTTGCTTGTCAAATTTAAATCACTTGAAAAGATTGACCATAATTCAGAGGATGAGTACTTAAAGCAGTTGTTAAAAATGTCGTACGAGCGTATAAAAAATCAGTGCGGAGTTTTTGAATTAGAGAATTTAATAGGTCAAGAATTGATACTTATACGCGCTAGATATGCTTATCAAGATTTATTAGAACACTTCAACGATAATTACAGACCTGAAATAATAGATTTTTCGTTATCTCTAATGGAGGTATCAGAAGATGAAGAAAGTGTTTAAAAAACCTAGAATTACAACTAAACGTTTAAATACTCGTGTTCATTTTTATAAGTATACTGAAAATAATGGTCCAGAAGCTGGAGAAAAAGAAGAAAAATTATTATATAGCTGTTGGGCGAGTATTGATGGTGTCTGGTTACGTGAATTAGAACAAGCTATCTCAAACGGAACCCAAAATGACATTAAATTGTATATTCGTGATCCGCAAGGTGATTATTTACCCAGTGAAGAACATTATCTTGAAATTGAATCAAGATATTTCAAAAATCGTTTGAATATAAAGCAAGTATCACCAGATTTGGATAATAAAGACTTTATTATGATTCGTGGAGGATATAGTTCATGAGTGTGAAAGTGATAGGTGATAAAGCATTAGAAAGAGAATTAGAAAAACGTTTTGGCATAAAAGAGATGGTAAAAGTTCAAGATAAGGCGTTAATAGCTGGTGCTAAGGTAATTGTTGAAGAAGTAAAAAAACAACTAAAGCCCTCAAAAGATACGGGAGCATTAATTAATGAGGTAAGTTTTAGTAAACCTGAATGGATAAACGGAAAACGTACAATTACTGTTCATTGGCGAGGTTCTAAAGACCGTTATAAAATCGTACATTTAATTGAATATGGACACGTTCAAAAAGGAACAGGTAAATTTATCAAACCTAAAGCTATGGGCGGTGTTAATAGAGCAATAAGACAAGGGCAAAATAAGTATTTTGAGACGCTAAAAAGGGAGTTGAAAAAATTGTGATTGATATTTTGTACAAAGTTCATGAAGTGATTAGTCAAGACAGAATTATTAGAGAGCACGTAAATATCAATAATATTAAGTTCAATAAATACCCTAATGTAAAAGATACTGATGTACCTTTTATTGTTATTGACGATATCGACGACCCAATACCTACAACTTATACTGACGGAGATGAGTGTGCATATAGTTATATTGTCCAAATAGATGTTTTTGTTAAGTACAATGATGAATATAATGCGAGAATCATAAGAAATAAGATATCTAATCGCATTCAAAAGTTATTATGGTCTGAACTAAAAATGGGAAATGTTTCAAATGGAAAACCGGAATATATAGAAGAATTTAAAACATATAGAAGCTCTCGCGTTTACGAGGGCATTTTTTATAAGGAGGAAAATTAAATGGCAGTAAAACATGCAAGTGCGCCAAAGGCGTATATTAACATTACTGGTTTAGGTTTCGCTAAATTAACGAAAGAAGGCGCGGAATTAAAATATAGTGATATTACAAAAACAAGAGGATTACAAAAAATTGGTGTTGAAACTGGAGGAGACTTGAAAACAGCATATGCTGATGGTGGTCCAATCGAATCAGGGAACACAGACGGAGAAGGTAAAATTTCGTTACAAATGCATGCTTTCCCTAAAGAGATTCGCAAAATAGTATTCAATGAAGAGTATGATGAAGACGGTGTTTATAAAGAAACTCAAGGTAAACAAAACAACTATGTAGCAATTTGGTTCAGACAAGAGCGTCGAGACGGCACATTTAGAACGGTTTTATTACCTAAAGTCATGTTTACAAATCCTAAAATCGATGGAGAAACGGCTGAGAAAGATTGGGATTTCTCAAGTGAAGAGGTTGAAGGTGAGGCACTTTTCCCTTTAGTTGATAATAAAAAGTCAGTACGTAAGTATATCTTTGATTCAGCTAACATGACAAATCATGATGGAGACGGTGAAAAAGGCGAAGAGGCTTTCTTAAAGAAAATTTTAGGCGAAGAATATACTGGAAACGTGACAGAGGGTAACGAAGAAACTTTGTAACAAAACCGGCTTCATCGGAAACTGCGGTAAAGTCGGTTAATATACCAGATAGCATTAAAACACTTAAAGTTGGCGACACATACGATTTAAATGTTGTAGTAGAGCCATCTAATCAAAGTAAGTTATTGAAATACACAACAGATCAAACGAATATTGTATCAATCAATAGTGATGGTCAAGTTACTGCGGAAGCACAAGGCATTGCTACGGTTAAAGCAACAGTTGGTAATATGAGTGACACTATAACAATAAATGTAGAAGCATAAGAGGGGGCAACCCCTCTATTTTATTTGAAAATAAGGAGAGTATTATAAAATGGCAAAATTAAAACGTAACATTATTCAATTAGTAGAAGACCCGAAAGCAAATGAAATTAAATTACAAACGTACTTAACACCACACTTCATTTCATTTGAAATTGTATACGAAGCAATGGATTTAATCGATGATATTGAGGACGAAAATAGCACGATGAAACCAAGAGAAATCGCTGACAGATTGATGGATATGGTTGTAAAAATTTACGATAACCAATTCACAGTTAAAGACCTAAAAGAACGTATGCATGCACCTGATGGAATGAATGCACTTCGTGAACAAGTGATTTTCATTACTCAAGGTCAGCAAACTGAGGAAACTAGAAATTTTATCCAGAACATGAAATAAAGCCTGAAGATTTAACATATAAAGCAATGTTGAAAAATATGGATACTCTCATGATGGACTTAATTGAAAATGGTAAAGACGCTAACGAAGTTTTAAAAATGCCATTTCATTATGTACTTTCCATATATCAAAATAAAAACAATGACATTTCTGAAGAAAAAGCAGAGGCTTTAATTGATGCGTTTTAACCTTAACCGTTTGGTTAGGGTTATTTTTTTGAACTTTTTTAGAAAGGAGGTAAAAAATGGGAGAAAGAATAAAAGGTTTATCTATAGGTTTGGATTTAGATGCAGCAAATTTAAATAGATCATTTGCAGAAATCAAACGAAACTTTAAAACTTTAAATTCTGACTTAAAATTAACCGGTAACAACTTCAAATATACCGAAAAATCAACTCATAGTTACAAACAAAGGATTAAAGAACTTGATGGAACTATCACAGGTTATAAGAAAAACGTTGATGATTTAGCCAAGCAATATGGCAAGGTATCTCAAGAACAGGGCGAAAACAGCGCGGAAGCTCAAAAATTACGACAAGAATATAACAAACAAGCAAATGAGCTGAATTTTTTAGAAAAAGAACTAGAAAAAACAACAACTGAGTTTGAAGAGTTCAAAAAAGCTCAAGTTGAAGCTCAAAGAATGGCAGAAAGTGGCTGGGGAAAAACCAGTAAAGTTTTTGAAAGTATGGGACCTAAATTAACAAAAATGGGTGATGGTTTAAAATCCATTGGTAAAGGTTTGATGATTGGTGTAACTGCACCTGTTTTAGGTATTGCAGCAGCATCAGGAAAAGCTTTTGCAGAAGTTGATAAAGGTTTAGATACAGTTACCCAAGCAACAGGAGCAACCGGCGGAGAGCTTAAGAAGTTGCAGAATTCATTTAAAGATGTTTATGGCAACTTTCCAGCAGACGCTGAGACTGTAGGCGGTGTTTTAGGGGAAGTTAACACAAGGTTAGGTTTCACTGGCAAAGAACTTGAGAGTGCCACAGAGTCATTCTTGAAATTTAGTCACATAACAGGTTCTGACGGCGTACAAGCCGTTCAATTAATTACGCGTGCAATGGGTGATGCAGGTATTGAAGCTGATGAGTATCAAAGTGTACTTGATATGGTAGCGAAAGCAGCACAGGCTAGCGGTATAAGTGTTGATACATTAGCTGATAGCATTACTAAATACGGTGCTCCAATGAGGGCTATGGGCTTTGAGATGAAAGAATCAATCGCTTTATTCTCTCAATGGGAGAAATCAGGTGTTAATACTGAAATAGCCTTCAGTGGTTTGAAAAAAGCTATATCCAATTGGGGTAAAGCGGGTAAAGACCCAAGAGAAGAATTTAAGAAGACATTAGCAGAAATTGAAAGGACACCGGATATAGCTAGCGCAACAAGTTTAGCGATTGAAGCATTTGGTGCAAAAGCAGGTCCTGATTTAGCAGATGCTATTAAAGGCGGTCGCTTTAGTTACCAAGAGTTCTTAAAAACTATCGAAGATTCGCAAGGAACGGTCAATCAGACATTTAAAGATTCTGAAAGTGGCTCCGAAAGATTTAAAGTAGCAATGAATAAACTTAAATTAGTAGGTGCTGATGTATGGGCTTCTATTGAAAGTGCGTTTGCTCCAGTCATGGAAGAATTAATCAAAAAGCTATCTGTAGCAGTTGATTGGTTTTCAAGTTTAAGTGATGGATCTAAAAGGTCGATTGTTATATTCGGTGGTATTGCTGCTGCAATTGGTCCTGTAGTTTTTGGATTAGGTGCATTCATAAGCACAATTGGCAACGCAGTAACTGTATTAGCTCCATTATTAGCTAGTATTGTAAAGGCTGGCGGATTGATTAGTTTTTTATCAACTAAAGTGCCTATTTTAGGAACAGTCTTCACAGCATTAACTGGTCCAATTGGTATCGTGTTAGGTGTACTGGCTGGTTTAGCAGTCGCATTTACAATAGCTTATAAGAAATCTGAAACATTCAGAAATTTTGTTAATGGTGCAATTAACAGTGTTAAACAAACGTTTAGTAATTTCATTCAATTTATCCAACCTTTCATTGATTCCGTTAAAAACGTCTTTAAACAAGCGGTTTCAGCAATCGTTGATTTCGCTAAAGATATTTGGAGTCAAATTAATGGATTCTTTAATGAAAACGGAATTTCTATTGTTCAAGCGCTTCAAAATATATGCAATTTTATCAAAGCTATATTTGAATTTATCTTAAATTTTGTA